TATTTTGATGGTTACATGGCTGAAGTGGTTTTAATAGATGGACAAGCACTAGACCCAACATCATTTGGTGAATTTGATTCTACAACAGGAATATGGAAGCCTAAAAAGATAGGTGCACAATTTGCAGCTGGGGGAGGTCCAGGAACAAATGGTTTCTACCTTGATTTTAAAGACAGTTCAAATTTAGGTAATGATGCATCGGGATTAAACAATGATTTCACTGTCAATAATCTGACAAGCATAGATCAGTCTACCGACACCTGTGTCGAGAATTTTGCAACATGGAATCCTTTAGATAATTATTATGGAGAGGGAACAACGTCTGAAGGAAATACTAGATATACAACAGGATCCACTAATCAAGCACCTATTCCAGCGACAATAGGTGTTTCAAATGGAAAGTGGTATTGGGAAGTTAAATTTGTATCAGATACAGGAGGATATGCTATGATTGGTATAGCCTCATCTCAAACAACTGCTAATAACGAACTTGGACATAATTCAACAGATTATGCTTATGTTTCTGGAACTGGTCAATATAGAAATAACGATGGCTATACATCTTATGGTAACACTTACACCACTGGAGATATCATAGGGGTAGCTTTAGATTTAGATAATAACAAATTATATTTCTCTAAAAATGGAACTTTTCAAAATAGTGGTGACCCTACAAGTGGTTCTACAGGAACGGGAGCAATATCTATAACAGCACCTACATCAACACCTTATGGAAATTATTTTCCAGCATTAAGTGATTTTGGTAGTAACACAGTTGTATTTGATGGTAACTTTGGCTCTCCATCATTCTCAATCTCATCAGGAAATAGTGACGCTAATGGTTTTGGAAACTTCGAATATTCTGTACCTTCGGGTTATTATGCGTTAAATACATCTAACCTAAATACTTATGGATAAAAATTATGGCCTATAGTTCGATCGCAAAACCAACTGATTATTTTAATACTGTTTTATATAATGGTACTGGTTCCTCTAATTCTGTAACAGGTGTTGGTTATCAACCAGATTGGACTTGGATAAAACAAAGAAATGGTACAACTAATCACTTTGTATATGATGGAGTGAGAGGTGTTCAACAAACAATCTATACTGATGCAACTAGTGCAGAGGCAACACAATCACAAGGTTTAACAGCTTTTGGAACAGATGGTTTTACGGTTGGAACTAACACAGGAGTTAATGGTGCTGGTGGAACAGGAGGAACTTATGTAGCTTGGAACTGGTTAGCTGCAAATGGCACTGCATCAAATTCAGATGGAAGTATATCATCAACAGTATCTGCAAACACAACAGCAGGATTTAGTATTGTGTCTTATACTGGAGGTGGAGCAAATGCAACTGTAGGTCACGGATTGGGAGCAGCACCAAAAGTTGTTATAATAAAACAAAGAACTGATGCTGGTTATAATTGGGTTTTTGGTAGTGATACTTTAACCAGTTGGGAATATATACTAAAATTAAATCTTACTGATGCAGAAGCTACTGGCTCTGGACCACAATCGTGTTTTAATAGTACAGCACCAACATCAACTGTATTTAGTATTGGAACAAGTCATGCGACTAGTGGTAGTGGAGATTCTTTGATCGCTTACTGTTTTGTAGAAAAACAAGGTTACTCAAAATTTGGGTCCTACATTGGCAACGGAAATGCTGATGGTACGTTTGTTTACACAGGATTCAAACCTGCTTTTGTTTTACTGAAAAAAACATCAGGTGGTACAGCTAGGAATTGGTGCATATTAGATAATAAAAGAGAGGGATTTAACCCAGAAAACGATCAATTACACTCAAACACAACTGGTGCAGAAAGTATGGGAAGTGGTACTACATTAGATTTACTTTCTAATGGTTTTAAGCTTAGAGTAACAGATGATGATAAAAATGAAAATGGAAATCCATACATCTACATGGCATTTGCAGAAAACCCATTTGTAGGCAATGATTCTGGGACTGCGGTGCCAGTAACAGCTAGATAAATAGCTATGGACAACAAATATAAAATATAATAAAAGGAGAACAACATGTATGCAAAAGTAGAAAATAATCAGAT